TGACAAACTCTCTTACATCTTTTAGTGGGATAAAGCCAGCTTTGAAAGTGCCATCGGTATTTCTAACAATTCTCAATTCAGGTATAGAAGTTGTTGCACCTTCTTCATACAAAACTCTCCAGCTATTAAGAAAGTCATTGTATAGAGACTTGTCACTTGTTAAGTATCCTTCAACAGGTGTCACATTTAGAGCACGCTTACGCATTCCAAGAAATGTTTGTGCAACTGAATCAGATGGTGTATAAGTGATGTTTGTTACGCTACCAAGTCCCTTGCCTTTTAATTTTGAAGATAGTTTTCCTGTAAGCGCTGTTTCATTTGCAGAATTTTTTAGAGCTTCAATTCCCTTGAACGCTTCAGTTTGTTTCCACTTTGATGCAATCTTATCAAATTCTGAAGGTGAAATAAATGTGTTTGGTGTAAGAGCAACGATACCACTATGAAGCAATGTATCTTTTGTATGCTCATAAACATTTGCTCTAATAGTCTTTCTAATTAGAACTTTCTCAAAGTCATTTAATAAGTCTGGGTTTTCTCTTAACAAGTTAATGATATTGTCATAGCTACCGCCCTTGCCACCAAATTTTTCTGGGTTAAGAGAAACAGCTTCATTGAATGTATCTTCAAGTAAGTCTGAAGAAATTTCTTTTCCTGAATTATTAATTGAATTTCTTAAGCTCTGAACATCATCAACTGTGCTCTTAATGATAGGAGCATTTTCAATTGCCTTGCTTTCACTTCCAAGTCTTACAGCTTCTTTATCAAACTCTGTTCCTACTCTTGGGCCAACACCAAGTGCAGCCTCAGCTTCAGTAGCCAATTTATTTGTGATAAGAAGTCTCACATCTCCCTGAAGCATATTCTCAACTTTCTTAGGAACAAGTCTGTTCAAAAGAGCAGATTCACGAACTGCCTGTTCAGCTCCAACTTTTGCTCCAAGTTTAGCTGCTTCTCCAATAGTTACGCCTGCTCCAAGTTCTTTGCTAAGTTTATAAACTTGTGACGCAACTTTTCCGCCTTTGATAGCACCAGCAACCAAGTCAAGTGTTGGGTCAAGCATATCAGCGGCAAAAGCACCTGCCTCGTAAAGGTCACCAACTGTGAAGGGACCGATAAGTTTTTCTTTATCAATTCCAGTAATCTTTGATACTTCCTTTGCTTCACCAATAAATCCACGGCCCTGAGCAATGTTTAGAAGAATAGGACTGTCTTTATAAGCCTGAGGTCTTCCTGCACGGCGAGCTTCTTCAACAGCAGCCCTTGTCTCAGCGTCAAATCCTGTGAATGCAATTGGAAATGCCCAACCAGCAATAGCATTATAAGGAGCCATACCTGAACGTAGGAGCCAGCCAATATTTGTTTCCTGTTCACTACCGAGAGACGTTGTTGTTCTAAATGCTCCACCCTCAATACCGCGCTGTGGGTCAATTTGACGACGGCGAACTTCAGCTGGGTCTGTCCACCACGGAATTTCAACCTCACTTGCAGCTTTTGCTTGGAGCCAATCTTCTCTTGAAGAATCAGGAAGTTTGACCATTCTCTTTGTTCCGCCACGAACTTCTGAAGCTGTTGGGTCTGGAACAATAATATCTTTTCCTTCATATTCTTTCTTTAGACGCTGATATGCAGAAGTACGTTCATCCTCAGCAGCACGCTTTATATAAGCAGCCTGTCCTGCTGTTAAAGTAGGAACTCCTTCTCCAGTTTCAATTTGATTAGAAAATGCCAAGTTTAATGGGTCAACAGGACCTCCAACTTTCAGTTTGTCTTTTGTCCACATTTCCTTGTTTGTAAGCGCGTCAGATAGACTACCTAAATCTGTGAGTGTCTTATCAAAAGCTTCTTGTGCAAGTTTGTCTGGAGGAGGAGGAAGTAATTGTTTGTTTTTATAACCTGCTGAAATATCAACAAGGTTCTGACCAAACGCAGCCTGAAATGCTTTTGCTTGCTTAGTAGCATCATCACGTGTGAGACCAGAATCTTCAAGTTGCTTAATCATTCCTGGATAGTTAATTCTTAGACCACCAGGAGCACCTGAAACATTGACAGTTGTAGCACGTTTCTTTTCTTCTGCTGCGCCACTTTCAGGAACAGCAGTCTGAGGACGCAAAGCTCCAGATATAGTTGCAGGTTTAATATCTGATGTTATAGGCTGAGCAGGTTTAACTTTTAAAGCAGGTATTCCAAGCGGAACAAACTGTTCATCATATGGTGAAATTTGAGGAGCACCATATTGTCTGTCCCATTCATCCTGAGCAAGTGTGTCAGCTTCTAATTCGTTATATCCAGTTTTTGTAAGTTCATTTTTCTTTTGAGCAACGAACTTACTTCTTGTAACACCATAATCAGTGACAGCTCGCTTCTGTAATTCAACATCAGCTGCTTCAGCAGTTTCAGCTACTTTTGTAGGCTCTGTACCAACAATCTCAGTATAAGCCTGTTGAGCTGCCGCACCCATTGTTGGAGGGTTAGGACTTGCAAGTAATTCTTGGGCACGCTTTTTGATAGCGGCTCTTTGTTCTACAGTAATCGCCACGTTTAGCTCCTAATGCTATTTATGCAGTTGGGTTCGTAACCTGACCTTCCAATGTGTCTTTAGCAACAAGATATTTCTGAGCTTGCTCACGAACAGCTGGGTCATCTTTATATGTTCTGGCAACCTCATCATAAGTGTTCTTGAAAGCGTTAGGCTTGCCTTTATTAACATTGTAAAGCTTATCAACGACTATGATATATTCGGGAGCAGCTTTTTCTCTTTCTCTTGTAGGCAATTCAGTCTTTGCAAGACGTGCAAGTTGCTTTGGTTTTGCAGCCATCTCAAGGCCACCCTTGACAACTCTCATTGCATATAGGCTTTGACGGCTTGCAGGTGTAACACTTGCCTGTGGCTGCTCAGCTTGCAATTTCTTCATGCTTTCAATGTTCTGTTTTCTGAGCATCAAGTCTTCTTTCATGACGTCAAATGGATTTGCAGGTACAATTGGGTTGCCCATTTCATCAAGCATTTCAACAGATGCTGAAGGAGTTGCTGGAGTTGGAGTTGCTGGAGTTGGAGTTGCAGCTTTTGCAGCACGTTCCTCAGCATTTTTCTGACGAAGGTAACGAATTGTATCAAGCGTTCCACCTGGACGACCAAGTCCAGACATCTCAGTCTGTAGTCCGCCAGCAGTTTCAACTGGATAAGTTGCTTTGAAAGGAGCTTGTTCAGCAATAGCCTGAGCAGTTGGTGCAACTGCAGGAATTCCAAGAGCTTCCATTTCAATTGCTCTTCTCATTGCATCAGCAGATGGTGATGTCACACCACGAGGAGCAGCTTTTCTTGCAGCATCTTCAGCGGCAAGTTGAATCAACTCTTCCTCAGCTGAAATATTTGGAGCAACTTCAGAACGAAGAGCTGCTTTGTCAGTGAGGCGCTGAATATAGTCTTGCTTGTTTGTCATTTCAGTTGGGATGAAGTTACCAAACTGATACTTTGGCTCAGTACTTACAGGAGGAAGTGGAACCTCTGGCTTTCTGAGGAATTCACGTGATGTAACAGGACGTGCCTCAGACTGAAGAGCATTCATTGATGCTTCGAACTGATTTGTCAAACGTGAGTATTCAGGAATTGCTTTGGCATCTTCACCAAACATTGCTTCAAGTTCAGTGATTCTGTTCTTTAAGTCTGCCATTGGCTGAAGAGCTTGCATAGCAGCACCTTCGTCAAATCTTGCAATTTGACGTGTTGGACGCTTGCTGATTCCAAAGCCGCCTTCACCAATTTGTGACTGATATGCTGCACGAGTTCTTGATAGTAAGTCAGGACCTGTGCCACCTTGGCCAATTTTTGAAAGTTGGTCTGCTATATTAGCTTGTTTTGCCTCAAGCTCTTTGATATAGTTATCCAAAGTTGCTGGGTCATACTGCAATTCAGCGCCAGTTTCTGTAGCTGGAGTTTCTGTTTCTTTATTAGTTTCACTCTCAGCAAGGGTTTTTCTTGCTTGATATCCTGGAGAACGCGCTATTTTAGTTTCTTTTATTTCACCAGTTTTGCGACCAAACATGTTCACAATGTCTTCTTGCTTCACTTCAGTGCCGCTTATCTTATAAAGATTAACAGCATCTTTAATAGCTTGTGACTTGCTACTCTCGCCAGTCTTCACTTTTGCTTTTGCCATTTCAGCTTCACGAATAGTACGTGAAATATCTTTTGCTTGCTGAGCAAGTGCATCTGCGATTGCAGCATCAGCAGCACCTGCAACTCTCATTTGCTGAATTTGAGCATCTTTTACTTCTTCCCAGAGTTTCCAACGCAAGTCTGAAACAAGCAAACCATAACCACGGCCTCGGCTATCAGTAGGCTTTGGAACCTCAACATCGATGCTATAGACGGGAACACCGCCAACTTGTCTTAGTGCCATCTTACTTGACCTCCGAATTAATAGCTGTGAGATACTTCATCATTTCTGGATTTGTTGCAGCAAGCTCAATGAAGCCACGAGCCTCATCAGGAGAAACTCCCATTGCAACTGCAAGAGCATTGACACTGTTGCTTGATGGAGCACGAGCACCTGCAAAGAGTCGTTCCTGAGCAGCAGTTGTTACACCAGCTTCGATGCCAGCTCCAAGCATTGCGCCTGCAGCTCCAAGAGCTTTTGCCTTGCGCTCACCACGAGCAGCTTCAAGAGCACGAAGCTCATCAGTCTGCATACGCTGCTTCTCTAAATTCTTTGCTTCAATTTCAGCGTTAATACGCTCCTGAGCTTGCTGACGTTGTTCATCAGCAAGTTGAGCCTGAAGGAGACTTGCTCCACCAGTTGCTCCACCACTTCCTGCAAGATATCCTGCTCTTTGAGCAGCAGCATACTGACCTGCTTGACGACTTGCACCACCAAGACGATTTTCAAGAACACGGCGCTCATTGTCTGTAAGACCGAGCATTCCCATCTCTTCTTTTCTCTTCAGTTCTTCCATACGTTTCTTTTGTTCGCGGTCAAAAGAAGTTGGGATAAGTTGTGGCAACTGAGAAGCTGCAGTGGCTCCTACGCCAGCTAGAATCGACAATGTGATTGGGTCCATCTATTCCTCCTTATAAATTATTATTAAGTGCTAAGCGTAAAATACTTCGCAAGTCCATTGACGAGCTGAACAAAAACCTTGCTCGACTTTTGGATTCACTGCAACATAGAGACGATACAAACCAGCTGTTAAGCTAAACATCTTACTGAAACCTATCCAGCGACGGTTTCCTGGTCCAGCATCAGTCAGGTCAAGTGTTCCTGGGTTCTTGACGCCAGCTGATGGTGTTGAACCTGCTTCTTCAAATGTATATGCTACAGTTGCAGCTTGTGTTGCTATTGCTGTTCCAGCTGGGCTCTCAGCAACAAGATACACTGGACTGTCCCATTTACCTTTTGTGTTATCTTCATTTGCATTTGAAACAAAAAGTCCGCCAAATGTGATAAGCACTTTTGCGTCATGCTCCAAGTTGAGCAGGTCACCTGACTCATAGATTGGCTGCCACTGAACTGAGGTTGATGCAAGCTGTGTTGTTCTGCTTGACTTTGTTTCAGCTGTGAAGTAGCTTCTTCTCTCGCTGTTGCTATCATTGAAACGTCCCCAGACATCTCCAGTTGTCATCATGTAATTGTTGTTAATGGGGTCAAGCTCTCCTCTTACGATATCAGGCGTATCGAAAGTATCAGCTGCATAATCAGAAGATACAACGTCTTGATTTACATAAATTTTGACGCCGTCATCATTTGCATTTTGACCAGTGGCACTAAGTGTGGCACCATCAACATAGTTATATGTTTTTGTGTATGGCATTATCCTTTTCCTCTTACGACTTGAATAGCATGACGAACGATTCCAACAGTGTTTGTGTTGTTCTGCACTTTCACTTGGAGTTCGGCATAGTTAAATGTGGTTGCATTGTTGTTTGCCCAATACATACCTGAGAATTGGCCTGTTTGCCACTGAATATTTCCAGCCAACTGTGGGCCGCCGCCACCTGAACTGAGTGGTCCATACGTTTTTGTTGTGAAACTGTAACCCCACTCTCCAACGATACGGTCTGATGCAACACTATTGAACGTCGCATTGACGATAATTCTGAAAGCATAGAAGTTGGGCTTACCATTTGATGCTCCATAGTCATAGTCGGTTGCAACATCATGAGTTCCAACAAGCAACGAACCTCCGAAACGAATTCCTTCAAACGCAGCAGGTGTGAAACCAAGTGTGACTCGGCAGTTATTAGCACCTTGAGCGACTGGGACATACGTAGTTGAATTGTAATTTGTTTGAGTTGTTGTTGGGTTGCTGTATTCATAAATGTCATTAAAAACTGTTGCAGCACTTGATGGAGTAACAAGATGCTTCCAAGTTATCCACCCAGTCGCAGTGTTATCACTATTGACACTTGTTGAAGCAAGGTCATCATATGGAGCATTCAACTGAGCAGCAGTTGGAACTCCACCGTTAACAAAATAAGTTTTGCTCTGAATTGTTGCCATTTTTCCTACCTGTATTGGTTGCGAACCCAGCATGTAGCTGAGAAGATGTCGAAGGTTGTTCCGTAAGAAGTATCAACTCCTGCCTCTCTGCTAATGTTGCTCATCCATCTCATATCAACTTTTGCTGGCTGAGAACCGATAGGCACATTGAAAGGCAACTGGACTGTGATTCTACGTGGAGGAATTTGGCCAGTTCGTGCAACCATTACGTCATTGACGAACACTGCCCATTCACTCCACCATCCAAATCCAACTGAGGTATTTGTTGTAAGACCACCACTTGTGACTCTTATCATATCAGTGCCATGTGAATAATCAATTGATGCGCAACCAATCAATGTCCCCTCTTTTGAATCAAACTCGAGTTGGCATAATGAGAAGTTGCTGCTATCAGTCAACTTGTTCCAACCTTTGCTCCAGTTATCAACGTTGAGGTTAAGTGTTGTGACTGGTGTCCAAATGTCTCCACCAACTGTGTTGCGATAATCGCGTCTCACAAAGTGATAAGCCTGAGATGGCATTGTTGTATTGAAGCCATCAATTGCACCAGATGAAATGGTGCCAGCGACAGGCTTCTTAATATTTGAATATGCAACTGAATGAACAGGCAAGTTATTGCCATTCATGTTTCCGTTGAATTCATTGAGGCTCTTTCCTAAGTTGAAGTTGAGAGATGCTGGCTGAACAGCACCATCAACATTCAGTGGAATTTCTTTCCAGGTTTTCATTAGTTGCCCTTCCTTATTCCTGCTCTCTGATTTAGTGAAAGCTGGTCAGATGTTGAGTAATTTACGTGCCAACTGAGAACATGAAATGGTGTTCCCTGTTGTGTAAGTCTGAACTTAAAGCTTGTACAAAGCTTTGTGGTCACATCCCAACGAAGTCTAATAATCTTAGGCTCCTGAAGATGTGATGTTCCAATGATGAAGTAATCTTTTGAAATTCCAGTGCTTGGTCCAAAGACTGCATCTTCACTTGTTGTTTGAACATATTCAGGTTGTGCCTGATATTGATGACCAGCAGAATAGAGTTCCCACTTGTTATCAATGCCCCAAAGCAATTCAAGTGGAAGATTACCAAATGAGATGAGCTCACATTCGACGTTGAACACTCGGTGCTTCATTGAGTTGTCACCAAAGTCAAGCCAGTTTGTCTCATACTGAAGAGTTGGCAATGCAACATCAGATGTGTTATAAGTGTATGTTGTCTGACCAACTGATGCAAATGTAAGTTTCTTACCCCATGAGTTTGTTCCTGACCAGACATGAAGTCCGACAAGATAGCCATATGAAGTTTCAGAGAACATTCCATTGAACCACTTTGGCTGTGTTCCAAGAATTATATTGCCACTTGGGTCGACAGCCATTGAGCTGAATGCCCAAAGCCAGTCATCCTCAGAGTCAATAGCATGACGAAAGCTAAACATACCAGTGTCGATGTGATACACAATTCCTCGGCTGCTATAAGTATGTCCTTGCTCAGTATAATGCACCCAGTATTCACGTTCTTTGTGAGAATAAACTGCTGATGCTCTTGCAATTGCTGACTTATTGATACGTTCAATTTCTTTTGTAAGACCTGCAGACATTTTTTGAACTTCAATAATTCCGCCGCCATCCATACCACCTGAGATTGAGTAGATGCCATCATAACTGAGGAACATCACACCAACACCTGGGACAAGGCAAGCTGTTTGAGCACCCATTGTTCCAATGTCAGGTGTTAATTGTGATACCTGATAGCTTCCACCATTTGCGACTCTGATGATATCAATTGCGCGCTGTCTGAAGATGATGAGGTTGTTATAGAATGGAAAGATGCCGGTGATAGCTCCACCCGCAGTGTTCCCGACATCGAAATAGTCGAATGCACCGAACTGCTCAGGAAGACCCTGCTTGCTGTAAATGATGCGGGTCGGGTTGGAGCTACCACCAGCTAACCAAAGTGAACTGTTCCAAACAGCGCCATAGGCATAGCTGTTTGAGATAACGCTTGTGTCTGTAATGCTTGGTGCAGTATCAACAAGTGATGTGTCAGCCACAACATCGATGAACTGCTTTGTCGCATTATCATTTACCTGATTGACAAAGTAATATGTAGCATCTGCAGCACCACTTGCTTCAGGTGTTTTCATGTTCTTTGTACGATAAATTCTGCGAGCAACTGTTCCATCACCACCGACTGGGAGATGTTTCAAGAGAATACCAAACTTTTGCTCACCGTTGGTGACACACTCCCATGAGAGTGCAGCTGGAGCAGAAAGTGGACTTTCACTGCCAGTGTCACTAACAAATGTCATCTTGTAACTTACGTTGTTGAAGTTACTTTTTGATGGGTCACCAATTCCAATTCTGCTGTTTGCATTGAAATGTGGAGCAGCGATACCAGCTTGGAGCTCAGTTGTTCCGTCAAGATACTGAGGTTCAATATCAATTACCTCAGCACTTGGTGTTGCTAATGTGAAACCAAAGTCACGGAAGCGGCCACGTCCATAGAACCAAATAGGTTTGTCATAGCCATTGATAATGAGCAGTCTATTTCCAAATGGAATATATTTTGTTCCAGGCTCATTCAACTTTGGAATGTGACGGCCAGTTTGAATAACAACAAGGTCATTATAGAAGTTGGCGACACCAATTCCATTTTTGTTTCCCCACCAGTAATAGAGCCAGCCACCGCTTTCAACAATGTAATAAACCTGCTCAGTGTTTTGCTTCGCCCACACATAGAGACTGTCAACCTTGCTTCCAAATAGAGCGGTTATCTTTGCTTGGTCAAGTCCAGGTGTGAAAGTTGCACCTGGAGTCCACCATGGTTCGATGCCTCTATCAAAGAGGAAGCCTAAACCGATAGGGTCCTGACGGGCTCCATTGATATCTTCAGCAATATTTTCAGTTGGTGTCTTATAACGCTGTTCAACACCAGAAGCTGTTCTGAAGTTTAATGTTTGTGTAGCAAGTGACATTAGCTTAATTTCCTCAATGATGTGTAGTCATAAGGAGCAAAACCATCATAAGCTCCGATGCCAAAACGTCCGCGAACAATATGGCTGTCAATGTGGTCGACATAACGCTTTTCAAATTCCTTCAATTTCTTGTCAGTTCTCATTCGATATGTTTCAGCCATTGTGACGTTTCCAAGCTTCATGTAGACTTCTTCAAGAGCCTTGTAGATGATGAGCTGATGGAATTCTGAAGGCATCTGAGGAACATCTGTAATTTCAGCAAGCGAAGGTGGCTTATAGAGATAGCGCATTTCGCCTTCACGTAAGAAGTCCTGAGGAACCTTATCATAACTTGCAGTTGAAGCTTGCTGAGTAACAGTTACGTCCCAAGCATCTACGCGAGGATATGGACGAATCATAAAATGCTGACCATCAACTTCAACGTATCGAGGGTTACCTGAATCAATTGAGTTGAATGTTGTAACAGTTACAGAACTTGCAGTGTCGGCAGCTGTGATTGGGTTGAGATAACCATTTGCATTTCTGGTTGCTCCGCCTGCATTGAAGAACTTCCAAGCTGGAAGACCGAGACGCTCACCTGTTGTTCTATTGTAATTTGCATTCCAGAAGATGACCTTAGTATATCCCTCGTACTGTGTTGGGAAGCGGTCATGTGACTGATAAGAGTCAGCTTGGATGAGCTGGTTATCCCAACTAAGGAAGTTGATTTTTAGGCTCCACGTTCCACCATTTTTAGCAGCAAATTCAACTGTCTTAGGCTCGCTAAGTGCTCCAAGCTTACCGTCTTTGATAAATGCCCAACAAACTTCAAGATAGCTTGAAACTGGGAATCCAGTGTTTCCTTCAAGTGAAATTGTCTCAACACCAAGAGTTTCAGCTGGTGGGATATTGACTGGACTTGACCAAACAAATGCTTCAGCATAAGCAGCCTTGTAGTCAGTTCTGAGGTTAAGTTCTTCATCTTTGCGTGCTGGAATAGCTCTCAACTTACCGTATGGTGGAAGAGCACCTGAACCAATTGAAGATGGATTGTCACGATGAGAAAGACTGAGGAGTTCAGTGCAGTCTTCAGGAAGACTGTAATAACGCTTCTTAATTTCCCAATTACTTGCGCTGTTTGAAGTTGTTCCAATATAAGGCTGGTCAAGTAAGATGCTGTCATTTGTAACAACTTTGGAAATGATATACTCATAGTTTCCAATGTCAAAAATGCCACCTTCAAAGTTTGGAGCAGTCAATCTGTCCATTGGTGCTGAGAATGTAACAAGTCTATCACCCTTTGTAATAAGCGCAGTTACAAGTGTGTTAGGAGCAACAACATCACGTGTTGGAAGAATGTCTGGAATAAATTTAAAGCGCTTTGTTTTTTGTGCAAAGTTCCAACGCTTCTCGGTCCACAGATTGTAATACGCATCATTGATGAGCGAATCCATCTGGTCATTGAAAGTCTGCAACTCAGGGCTATAGTCAAGCTGATTCTTCAGCCCGTCACGGAGTTTCGCAAGGTTCATAACTTCTCCTCATAAACTATTTATCAAACTGCTGAAATAATAAACAACACGAGCCGGCTTTTGCCGGCTCGCGTGCTTCATAATGAAGACTTAGAAGCGCTTAAAGACCCAAACAGGTGCTACGTTTGCAGCAGCATCGGCGAGAGCAACACCGCAAGGAAGTGTATTAGTATGAGTACCAGTTGCATACTTGAGAGCGCGACCAGCGGTTGCACCTGAAGTAGTAACGGATTCACCCTTAAGAACACCAGTTACGACGTTAGCGGTTGCCCAGTAACCGTCGATAACGACCTTAATCTTCACGCCAGAAGCTGCAGCTGCTTCAGCAGCAACACCAACAACGAGAGGATTACCTGCAGTGGCTGGGCTCTGGATAACCTGGAGAACGCGGTTTGCACCGGTTGCTGAGGTATCAAAGATAACCCAGTCGCCAGCAGCAATAACGCCGCCAGCGATAAAGGTCTCGACCTGTGAACGGTCCATCGTGTCGCCGCCGACTGGAGCTGAAACGCCCAAGCCAGTGGTTTGCGAAGTGCCGAGGTACTGAATAAGTGTAGAAGTAGCCATGATTTTTCTCCTTGTTTCCTTTTACTATTAGGACTCTGCGTCGAAGAGAAGACCCTGTCCGCCGAGGAAGTCCGCGACGAGCTGTGCCTTCACGTAGAGCTGAGCTGAACGAGCGGTTGTACCAGAAATATGCTCAAAAGGAGAGACCGCAAAGTCACCATCACTGTGGAACACAAGCTTGACACCGTCGTAGTTAAGCAAGTAAGCTGAGTTGAAACCAGCACCTGCGGTTGAAGAGTTAGAAGCGAAGCCCATGATAGGGTCGGCTTCAGCGACAGCGCCGGCCCATGCGAGACCGAGGCGGCCACCGTCAAGAGTCTTCATGTCGATGTAGCGCTCCTGAGCACGGAGGCTTTCACGGTAGAGAGCGAAACACTTGGTGCTCATGATAACGTGCTTGATGTCGCCCATTGGAGCAACAGTCTGAGCATTGGTTGTGAGCTCGGTGAGTCCCTTAAGACCGTTGGTTGCGAATGCACCAGCAACGTCGAAGAACTGGTTGAGCCAGCCGCCGACTGGGAAGGTGACCTTAGAAATACCACCAACAACGTTGGTCTGGTTGGCTGGGGTCTCAGGCTCAAGGAAACCAGTTCCACCACCAGTGTCACCATTGAGAGTGTTCATTGCAGTAAGGACTGCGCTGTTACCCTGGAGAATCTGCTTGTTGAGCTCTCTGCGGAGCATACCCATAACAGACTTCATACGAGCCTCAACAATCTTGACGATTGCCTTGTCGCCTGAGTTCTCCATTTCCTCTTTCTTGGTCACAACAATTGGAGCAACGAAGTCACACCAGTCATAAATGGCTGGACGTAGAACGTCGTTAACTGCAAGGTTGACTGGCTCGTAGCCAGTTGCAAGCTGGGTGATTGAGCTGTGCTCAGCAAGGCTGAGTGGGCGCTGAATCTTGATACCACCATCTTCTGTCTCAACGCCGCCGTACTTACGAACGCCGTCAAGGAAAGCTACCTTCTTGTAGAGCTCGTCCACTTCCCCGTCACGAATGCTGTAGAGGGTTGAGGAGAGCAAGTCATTTGAAATTGCCATGATTTTCTCCTGCGCATCTTTGCGCTCTAAAATAAAACTAATGAACCAGTTGATTGAGGGTATCCACACGATGTGGGTCCTATTTTGCTCTCCTCCCCAGTTTTGATGTGGTGCCAAGTTGGTCACATCAAAGGACGGGAAAGGTTGCTCCTTTAAAATAGTTATTCACATCGAAAAAATGTAACTACTTCGACATCAATTTGTGATACTGAAAAGCTTCCCAAGCATCTTTAAACTTAGGAGTGCCTTGAGGAGTAACATTGCTGCCAGGAGCAGTTTTCTTCAATGTCTGTGCTCTTGAAGCTTTCTGGTTTGCCAGTTCCTGCTCACGAGCCTTTATCTTCATTGATTCAACTTTTGCCTTCACAATGAAAAAAGCATCTTCAAGTTTCAGTTCAGGACGGTCTTGTAACATTTTAGCGACTGGAAGACGATATTCGTCAGATGTAAGTTCAGGATTTTCCTGCTTGAATTTCTCAAGTTGGTTGCGTCTCTGCTGTGCATGGACTTCTTCCTGAGCTGGCTTCAACATCTCTTGAAGCATCAGTGTTGCCTGACGTTTAATTTCAGCTTTCATACCTTCAGGGTCGAACATGTCATACTCGGTTGAAGTATCGACATCCTTTACCATCTTAGCAAGTGGTCCATTGATGACACCATCACGTGTTGCATATAGTTCACCGCGAAGTTTCTCAACTTCCTGCTTTTCAGCAGCAAGAGCTTGTGTCTTACGACTGTAGTCAGCTCTGAGGTTTGCAATATGCTTTCTCACATCTTCTGGCACGTTCTTCAACCAGTGATGGAGGGGCTTCATTCCTTTGTGGTTTGCGTCGTCTTTGAACTCTGAGAAATCTTGCTCATTGAGCTTTAGAATTTCATCAATGGTCATATCGAGGTCTGCTGCGATTCCAGCAGGTGTCTCTGTCGATGTTGTATTTTCATCAACAGAGGTAGCGTCTGTGACGGTCTCTGTGTTTTCTGACATATTTTCCTCTCAGTTATTACATTCTGTTCATGAACATATTATCAATGGCCTCATTGCCACCCTGAGGCATGTTCTCTTCCTCAGGCATACCTGCCTCTTCTCCAGACTCTGAGGCCTTAGTCTCATTTGATGGAGGAGATGCAAGCCATTTCTTAAAAGCCTTATCAAGTGCAAGCTTCGAAAGCTTACCAGCAAGAAGCTGAAGAGCATTGTCATCTGTCAAGCCTTCAAACTCAAATGCCATTTCAGCGGCGAGCTCGTCTTCAGAAATTGCATCATCAATGGCGCTCTTGAACATGCTAAGAACACGAACAAAGTCGGTTGGAAGCTGCTTTAAGGGTCCATTAAACATTGGATAGTTTGGATTCTGACCAAACAGGGGAAGTAGAGAATTGCTTGCTTTCACAAGGGCATTTAGTCCTTTTGGACTGTAATTGCCTGTTGGAGCAGCAGTCTGCATCACACTCTCATCAGCCTCAGCTGCAGGTGCGGCCATACCTTTCACAGGGCTGCCCTCAGGAGCTCCGACTGGTTCAACTGTGATAGAAATTTTCTTCATGTGTTATCCTCACTTTAAGTAATTATCTCAAACATTAAACGGTGACAATGTCGTCTTGTTTATAAATTTTTTCCAATTCTCCACTGAGGCATTTTTCGGCAGTGAATGTTTTTGTGACTGCATCTTCAGGTGTCATTGTTTTCATGTTATCAATGAACTGCTTATTAAGAACGTCCTGAGCATTCCAATGAGCAGAAATCTTTTCCTGAGTATCAGCAACAAAGTTCTTGCCAAGGTCAGTCTCATTTACGAAACCACGCTTGTTCATCTCTTTTGCCTCTTCATAAACATTGGCAACCTGACGACCAAGAGCCTTTGAATACATTGTGTGTGACATTCCCTCACTCCAGTTACCATGCCAAGCTCCTGGTGTCTTAGCAATAACTGAAACGATAGGAAGCGCATAAGAGCCATCAGGTGATACAAGGCGTGCTGGCTTCTCACTTATCTTGCAAATGTGCTCGATAATGGTGTTTGTTGGTGTTCCATCTGCCTGATGGATTCTAAATTCATAGATAGGAATAATACACCTCCTTAAATATAACCGTTCATTCTATGTTCATCCCAATGACAAGTATGACAAAGGGTGATTCCGTTATTGATAAATAACGCAAACTCTGGATGTTTATGTTTTGTTAAAATGTGATGTGAATGTAAATTCTCAGTCGCACCGCAATACACACAACAATAATTATCTCTCACTTTCACGTTTTTCGACCAAATTTGTCCATCTCTTCTTTTTTCATCCCAAGCTGGATGTTTAGGCTCATTATAATTCATACCTCGAGATTCCATTCTTTTAGCAATATGCTCTTCAGATTGCTTACGACCTGTCCAATTCGTTGGCTCATTTGGGTCACGATTCTCCCAGTATTTTTTAATTCCATCTCTTATTTTTTGTTTATGTTCATCAGTCATTTAGAGTTTCTCCGCGATTTGCTCTGCTGCCGTTTTCTGTTCAGTAGGACCGCCTTCAAGCTGATTAGCAGCCGCAGTTGTAGGAGCCTTGATAGGACCTTGTGGAGCAACAGCAGCCAACTGAGCTTGAGCAGCCTCGAGGAAGTTCTTTGGAAGTTCGTAAGAGCGAACAATTTCTTCAAGTAGCACATTTCCAGGAACACCTAATGATTGAAGTGTTGGAAGGAGGGCAACAAGGTTTTGTTTCTTGATGGCATCGGCAAGAGGCTGGCTTCCCTGGTCGAGAGCCACAATCTTGAACTTGGCATTGAGGCTTGAAGAGTCAACTACCATGCCCTTAGCACCAACTTCAACAATTGCCTTTTCTCCTTCATCAGCAAGGAGGCTGAGTGTTCTGAGATAGACATTAACAACACCTTCAATAAGTGAATCACGCTCACGAGCCATTTTGCCCATTTCAGAAGCAGCATAACTTGCAATGGCTGTAATCTCAGTAGCAGTTGCTTTTGTAGGTTCGCCTTGGAAGTTGCTGAGGACTGCTCCCTTATTAAGGTCAGCTTCAATGGTTGCTGCATAACGGTCAAAGTTGCTGGAAATAGGTGTGATAGGAACTTCACGAATGATGCCGTCAAGGCTTTCATTGTCAACAGCAATCATTGCACCATCAACACCAGCAGTTACTTTAGCAAGTGCCTCTTCATCAAGAGTACCTTCACGATAGAGATACTGGCGGCTATCACGACGAACAGAGTTTGCCCAATAAGTTCTGAGGATGTTCTTCTCATAGAGCATGTCATAAACACGTGACATTGCTGAGATGCCTTCCATTGGACAATCTGGAATGCGGCTGTAATAGAGTGTGCGAATTGGACTGATTGGCTTGTCATCATAGGTGCGCAGAGGAATCTGAGCCTGCTCTAGGAGTTCATCACCCAGCTTCCAGTTTGGAGACCAGAAATAGACTGCATCATTGACGAAGTCATATAGTTCAACAACTTTGATAAAGAGGTAAGTATCTGGAAGGTCATCAATGCTCTTACGAGCCTGTCCACGATAGTCAGGTGCTCCACCACCGTTTGTATCAAAATAGTCTTGCTTTGGTTCAGCAACAAACTTCTTGGAACCCCAGCGCTTCTTGGCTTCCTGTAGGTTCATCCAATAAGTATGTCCAATATATCTTGCTGACTGTGGGTTGCTTGCTTCACGGTCGACAATTACTTCCCAAGGTGGGATAGCAATAATATCAGCACGTTCAAGAACGTCATCTGACTCCTGAGGAACAACCTTTAGAGCTGAATAATCATAGATGAGGGCAAGACGACTTGCATTCTCAATGCTTTCACGCTTTTCAAAAAGCCAGCGGTTGGCAACAGCCTGTGCAGCTTCTGGGTCACCAGTATTTGCAGCAACATCACGACCAACAACGACTGCTGGTGCTCTGCTGAAGAGGCTGGCGATATATGACTCAATATAAACGTGACCATCAGGTGTTTCAACACGAATCATCTGTGGGTCATAACTTGTTGCCCTCCAGAAGCGTGTCTGATAGGCCTCACGATACTTTCGCATCTCAGCAGACTTTCCCTGCCAATAGTTTTTGTGTTCACTATTGAGAATACGAATTGTCTTGACAATTTCAGTAGAATTCATTTAATGACTCCTCTCTTATTTATGTGTATCTGCGAGCTTCGGCAATTCTCGCACCATAACGGTCGACAATGCGTTGAACTCGATTCTTTCTAATCCAATCTGGGAGATGATGACGCTGACTGAGGCGAACACCATCGAGACAAACATTGGCAAGTGCAAGTGCAACAGCAGAGTCGCAGTGACCATCGGCTTCACGACCAAGTTCAATGTTTCCACGTTCGCTAACTGCAATTGTACGAAGCTCATCATAGGTGAGCTTGTCAAGATGACGAACCCTTCCAGCTTGGATGTCTGCTTTCAATTTTTCAAACATCATTGTTTTTGACTTGAGGGTTGTTTGCCAGTCACGACCTTCAGGACTTTTCCAAATATTGTCCCAACCAAGATGTCTCATTTGGTTTAGAACAACACCTCCATAGTTGTTGCCTTCAACAAGGACGCGTGCGCGTCCCCATTCAGTTGCAATGTCAATTATATGGTCAGCCAATTTGACTGGTTCAACAGTGTTTGAACGCCAGACAGCAACTGGGCTGCCTGTTAATTTACTGAGGACATAGATGACGCTCCAGTCTTTTCCAACACCAGCTGCAACATCAACGCCAATGGCATAGGCATCAGCTTCATCACGTTCGTCATAAACAGTCCAGTGTGCATCATCAACATTGAGTATTTCAACCTCAGCAAAGTCTTCTTCCCTGAAATACATTGTGCCTGCAGCAGAATAGGCTTCTTCAGTGCTGGCTGGATATTCACGGCGGAATTTTTGTGGTCCCAACTTCCCAATTGTTTGACGGCGCCAATTCAACTGTTCATCTGTAAGGTCCCAGCGCTCTTGTTGAAGCAATTCATCTGCACGCCAAGCTGGCCGTGTTTCATCTGGGAATGGGATTGCATAAGCAGCATGTTTCCACCATGGGAAGAACAAGCGTTCCCAGTCTGATTCGCCACGTTCACAACGACTCCACTCCTTATGAAGACCATCTCCCCAACGATTGGCTGTTGTCTCAATGACCATCTTTCCACCGTTGAGGGCTGCAATTGCTGTTGCCTTCAACTCGTCAGGGTTGTCTGCAAATGCAAACTCGCTGATGTGACAAAAGTTGCAACTGAATGAGCGAAGTCCACCTTTTCCTTCAGTGGAGACAGCAATGAAACCTGCACCTGTATCAGCAAAGCGAAGCTCTCCGCCGTTGTCAACTGACCATTCACGACGCATTGAAATGGGGAGTGCATCATGAAAACGTTTGATGATACTGAGGAGATGTCGGGCAGATGATGCCTTGTGGCTCATTGTCGCAAGGGTGACAGGCTCACGTGATGTATATGCCTTCCAAAACATATAGG